GCCCCCATTGTGGCCCCGTCCTCTCCGCCTCCCTCTCCATCTTCACCAAATCATAATTTCATAAATTCATAAATTCATCAAACAATGAAAAAGCAATTATTTTCCCTCATCCTTTCTTGTTTGGTATGCTGCTGTGTCACAGCAGCCTTTCCGCAGTCTGCCTACGCCCAAGTGGAGTTCTCGAAGTTCAAACTGAGCAAGGATGAACCTTTCGGTGCTTTCCCTGGCCGTAAGATGCTCAATACCAAATTCAAGGTGACTGCCGACCGCGACCTGAAATATATCCTCGTGGACTACTACATCGTCAATGCCGTTGGCGATGTTATCTCCGGCTACACTCAGGCTATCAAAAACGATACAACTGAGTTCATCAAACCCAAACGGATGGAATGCACAGGTCCTTTCACCGCTGGCAAGTCTTACTCTCCATGGGTCAGTGGTGTAATCACCAACCCAAGCAAAGACCTCACAGCCTTTCCGTTCCAAATACAAGTCATGTATATGGGCACCGATGAGTGGATAACAGTTCCAGTCACCAAAGACAACCTCTCGACCTACTTCCCCTCACTCAAATGGCTCGAATACAGCCGCAAAAACAAGAAAATTCTATAACCCCTACTCCCCGCCGATTTCGGTGGGGTTTTTGTTTCGTCATTTGCAAGGCGACTGTATCGCCATAATCTCCTCCCTGACGCACAAAACACCTGCCATGTCGCACAAAATACCCGCTCTGCCGCACAAAACACCCGCTCCGTCGAACGAAGTACCCGCCATGTAGAACGAAATCACCGCTCTATATCTTTCTACACCGCATTTTTACACCTTTCTATACCTCTCTATACCATTTTTCTCTAACTCATTACACTATTTTTCTCTAACTGCATACAATATTTTTCTCTAACTTCATCATTTTCTCTCTAACTGTTTGCCCAGGTTGGTACAAACCTTAGTACAACACAGTACCAATCTCCAATTAGGTTGGTACAAACCTTAGTACAACAAAATACTAACCCCACTCAGGTTAGTATTTTCTGTTCATAAATCCATTATTTCATCAATTCATAAATCAATGAATTATTGAAATAATAGTGTTTTTTTTGCGTTTGATAGCGAAAAACGAATTATTTTGCGCACCCCAAAGATGATGTGCAATCCGTGTTGAAAATTACAACAGATTTGAGGGGTGCGGTGGTGGCGTGTCGCCCAAAATCGCTTGTAAATATCTGATATTCAGAGTAACCACCTCGAAAAAACAGCCCCACACTCGCGCTCGACCGCCGCCTCACTGGATGGGCACCCCCTCCCCCTTCCCCCTGAATTGCTGCAAATATGCCGCCGGCCCTCCTGGAAGGGTGCCGGATGCCCTCGAAGAGGTGCCGAGGGTGTCCGGCTGGCTCAGATCATCACCCAGAACGCCGCCCAGGGTGCCGAGCTGCTGCCCGTCATCGGTGGCCGGTGGTGGTGTGTTCTGCTGACATCCTGAAGGGTGCCCGCTCTGCTGGTGGTGTTCTGCTGGTGCTCATCGATGCCAGAACCGCCGCCCAGGGTGCCGAGGTGGTGCCGGTGGTGGTGTGCGCTGCTGACATCCTGAAGGGTGCCCGCGCTGCTGGTGGTGTTCTGCTGGTGCTCATCGATGCCAGAACGCCGCCCAGGGTGCCGAGGTGGTGCCGGTGGTGGTGTGCGCTTTTATATATATAATAAGGTAAAACAAAGTATAATTTGTTTATAAGTGTTAAAAATTCGATTAAATACGATTTTATTTTGTTTTTTTGTTTGGTGGTATCAAAATAAAATCGTAACTTTGCAGCAGATTTAAAAAGTTATTAACCGCGCCACCGGCGCACAAAATTAAAAAAAATATGAAAAATTCCGCTTTTGTTCTCGCACTCATGGAGATTGCAACCGCTAACCCTGAAGGATTCACCGTTAACGCTCAGACCTTGCAACCAATTACCAAAGGTTACGCCGTCGCCCTGGCAGCTACTCAGAACAGCCACGACACCGCCGGCCTTCTCTCTGTTATAGACTACGCCCAGAACCACGCCGACACCGTGAACGCGATCGGCGGTTGGCTTGACTCTAAAAGTGGTAAATATTACTACGATGCTACAGTAATTTGCGACGATCTCGAAACCGCGTTAATACTGGGCCGCCGTAATAATCAGATCGCGATATTTGACCTGGAGAAAATGGAAGAAATCAGGCTTTAAAGCCTGGTTTCTCTCCTCATGTTATAACCATTTTATAAAATTATATTATGACTAATTACGCCCGTATCTATCGCGCCGAACTTCAGGAACTGAAGCCCGCACCCGCTTTTTATCGTCTGGCCCTCCGGCTGGCCATCGCTGCCGCCCGTATCGCTGACCGCTACCCGCGCACCGTTTCCGCTATCCTCTGGGCCGGCTCTCTCTGGGCCGTCGTTTATATCTTTTTAAATTATCGTTTTACTACTTATTTATAAAACTATGAACACCACAAAGAACACCACCACCGCCGCCCCTGTTGCTGATTCTGAGGGCCGCCGCTGTTATACTTATATTATCGCCGTTTCTGGCCGTCTCTGGAGTCTGTGCGCTTCTGAATGGTGGGGAACCCCTGACGAAATGAGAACGAACGCCGCGAGCATGGCAACCGCCGCCCGCATTTTTCGACACTCTGCCGCCGTTGCTGTCTATGAGCTGCGAAACGATGATTATTTGTATTTTGTGCATGGTTGCGAGCTGCCAGGAACCAATGACGCACCGGCCACCTTCCACCGCTACGCCCCGCCAGTGATCCGCCGCCAGAGTGCCAACAAATAACCCCTATTTATAGCCCGTTTTATTATTCACAGATTATTAAAATTTTCCGATTATGAAATACTTTGTAAATTTTCCCTATACTGCCGAGAGTTTAAAAAATGAGTTTCGCGCCCTGTCTCTGAAGTTGCACCCAGACACGGGAGGCAATGCCGAGTTGTTCGCCGCCATGATGAACGAATACGAGCAGATCGCCCGCAACCTGTCAGGAACTAAACAACACGCCCAGAGCGAAGCAGAACGCCAGGCAGAAGAAGCCCGCCGCCGTGAGGAGGAGGAAGAGCGCCGAGAGTGGGAAGCCTACCAGGAGCGCCAGCGCCAGGAACGGGAAGCAGAGCGCAAAGCAGAGGAAGAGCGCAAAGCTAAGGCCCGCCCCATCTACGAAAAGCGCTGCAAGAAATGGGCGCACCTCATGGAAGATTTGACCCCATTTATAGAGGCTGAAAATAATGCCTATAAAAACGAGCGCAAGGCTGCCGAGGCTTTCGGCTATCGTTCTGCAGAATATAAGGAGGCAGGCAAAGCCACGAAAGCCGCCAGAACTGCAACACATGCAGCCCGCCGCCGCAATCTCTTGAAGATGGCGCAAACAGCTTTTAAGGGTGTTAAATTCTCCCTTCGTTATGATAACGGCTGGGGCGGTGGTTTTACTATCGCATGGACTGACGGCCCAAGCCTGGAAGAGTTCAAGGCTGCAACAGATTTCGATTTATTCGTATCTGGTTGGGACACCTTCGACGGTATGACAGACTGCGCCGACTATGAGCGGGCAGATTTTACAGACTTTGCCGATAAATACAGCGGCCTTCGTGGTCAGGTTGAATTTGATCGCACTATAAGCGACGAGAACAGGCAGAAAATGGCCGACGTTTTAAAGCGTCTTAATCCTGACTTTACAGACCCAGAGGCCCGCAAGCGTTACGACTGCAACAGCTGGGAAGATATCGCCGTCTTTATAGACGAGGAAAAAATCAGAGAATTTTTCCGTATCTTTGGCGCTGACTTTGACAGCGTGACAGCAGAACAGAAGAGCGCACAGCGCACAAGCCGCCACAACTTCCGCGACTATATGGACAGCCGCAAGACCTTAGCCGGTTGGATCAACGCCCTGGCCGACTTCATCACATTTAAAACGGATGACGAGAAGAAGGCCGAGAAGCCCGCAGAGTTCGCCCCCCGTTATGGTGCCACACTTCGCGCACTCTTTAAGCTCGTAGGCGGTCATGGTGCCGCATTCTGGAAGCATGACAGCAAAACCCGCCAAAATACCCCGCTTTCTTTGTCTGAATTTATCGAAGCCCTGGAACGTGGCGAGGCCGTAGCCTATGGAAAAAAACACGAGTACACCGACGCAGAAGGTAATATCGAGTCCGTAAGTTATTGGGGTGTAAATAATGGCGGTTATAAGGTGCAGAAGGCCCGCGCTGAAAAGTTCGCCGCCGCTGGTTACACTCTCAGCAGCTCCGGCAGTTCTTCCACCTATGCCGACGTAGAAATAACAGGCATTACACCAGAGACAGCCGCCGCCCTTCGTGCCGACCTTGCAGACATCGAGCGCCAGCGCCGCCAGTGGGAAGCAAAACAGACCGCACAGAAGCCCCAGGACAGCGCCGAGACTAAGCAGCCGACCAACACCCAGCCCAGCAACTCCGAGGCCGTCAGCGCCCCGCAAACAGTCGTAGCAGATGCCCCCGCTGAGGGATTGCAGCTCATCGACACCGCCGAGGGTGTGGCCGTTGTTTCTGAGGACTGGAAAACAACATACTTTAATAAAAAGCACATTAAGGCCCACGGCTGCCACTGGAACAAGGAGGCGAAGCGCTGGGAGGCTACCGACCCCAACGACGTGGCCAAGGTTCGCGCCTGGTTTGCTCTTCGATCTGAGGAGCAGACCACCCCAGAGGCCGACACGTTAGAGGATGCCCAGGACATCACAGAAAACGCTACAGAGGACGCAGCAACCACCGAGCCGACCGACACCAAGCCCACCGACTCCGAGGCCGTCAGCGACGGCGCACAGCAGCCCGCCAGCGTTTCCCCACTCTTCGAGGCAGTGGCAGACCTCTTCCGCACCTTTGCCGACATCATCAAGGAGGCGAAACGATGGGAGGACGTGACCATCCCAGCCGCCACCCTCGAACGATGGAAGCAGCAGGCCACCGAGGGCACCCAGAACACCGCCGCCCGTCTCTCTGAAGTGTGCGCCTGTCTGGGCAGCCTCACGCCTGACAGCCGCGAACAGTTCGACGCGCTGGGTGTCATCTTCTGGACGCTCTCCGACAAGATCAAGACCGGCACCGACCCCGACACCCTCCAGGGTGCCACCGACTACGCCCGCGCCCAGCTCTTCGACCTCATCGAGCGCACACAAACAGAGAACCAGGCGCGAGCAGTCCGCGAGGCTGTTAGCCCTGATGATCCCGACCCTTTCAGGAAGGCCGCATAATATAGCGGCCTCCCCTCCACCTCTCTTAATGTTATAGCACATCCCAAAAATCAGAAAATTTAAAAATCTACAAAATCATGGTTACAATTTCACAGAATGCCATCGCCACCGTTAAGCAGCTTAACGACCAACTTTTTGAAGCTGAGTGTGAACTGGAAGCCCAGCAGCGGGCAGTCTCTAAGTATCGCTATTATCTGGCAGCAGAAGCCACTCAGGAGACAGTCATGGATCTACGTGGTGCCATGAAGAACCTGCAGGGCTGTCAGCAGCGCGTCGATCATCTGCGCCAGCGTCTCACCGATGCTCTCGAAAATATCTGGTCATTATAGCCCCTCTCAAAAACCCCTATTTTCATCGTTTCATCATTTCATCAATTCATTAACCGAGGGCACACCCTCACAAAACATCACGCATTATGGACGTAAAAATCAAACAAGTTCTTTCCTGGACTTTTCCCACATTTGGTAATAACCATATCATGCCCTATGGCTCTCTCCTCGTAACCGATGGCACCAACGAGCGTGTCTGTCACACTCATGGCGATCGCTACTATGATAATGCCGGTTATCAGTACATCACCTTCAATCGTCGCCGCTATGAAGTTCTCGCTTCTGGTCATCCTGCACGAGGCACTATGAAAATCTCACTGCGACCCGTCGCATAACCCTCGTAAACTAATAAATTTCGATTTTATTTTAATTTTTCTGCAAAAATATTTGGTAGTATCAAAATATATTCGTATCTTTGCAGCGTCAAATAAAAGTTTAACCGAGCCAAGAGGCTCACAAAAAGTATTTCATCATGTTACAGACAGCAACAACTCAGGCACCCTTTGCCGCAATCAACATTCAGAACGTCGCTAAACAGCGAGAGAACAAACAGGCTACCTTCTCAGCTATCATTCAGGACAACTGGGAAGCATGTAAGAACCGCTTTCGTGTTACGTTCACCAATGGCACCACCGAAATCAAGCGCCTTTTTACTAACAGCGGAATGGTCTGCGAGTATGGCAAAGGCCGCCGCACCTATGGCCACTATGCCTACATCGACAACTGGCAGAGCCTGGAACCCGTGAAGGCCGCCCCTAAGTATAGTTACACCATGTTCCACCGCAACACCACCAAGGCCGCCGCTCTCCTGGCTGCTTCTGGACTGTGGCCCGATATGCAAAAGCGTATGGAGGTTATGTCAAAGATGACCGAGGCTGAATATAACGCCCTGTTGGATATCTATGAAAAGTGCTGGGACTATACCTCCATGAGTGAAGAACAGCGTAACACTATGCGCCAGGCTTTTGATAGTTTCTTTACTTCTCGTGGTGTCTCTGGCGACTTTTACCATTTCAAACAACTCAGTGAGAAGTCTCAGATCATCAGCGTACCTTTTGGCAAATATGGCGAAAACAAGCGCCGCGCAGTTGCCGACCATTTAGCAGAAGCCCAACAGTCAGCAGCCGACTATGACGACGGCTTTGGCGTTCGCTGGTATGGCAGTTACGACTATAGCGTCTCTGTCAGCAAGAAAGACGGTGTACTTCGTGGCTGGTATTCTGCCGAGTATAAAGGCTGTGGAAATGGCCATTATTACCTCCTACTCGATGCTACTCATGCCATCTATGGCGAAGACGATTGACCCACCGTGCCCAGCGGTTTTCCGCTGGGTTTCTCTCTCCTCTTTCATCAATTCATCAATTCATTGTTTCATTAAAACATACAATTATGGCAAGAAAACGCTATTTCGTAACTATCGAGATCGAGGCCGATGTTCAGAACCCCCGCGATACTCAGCAAGCAAGTAATAAGCTGCATCAATATATCAGTAATGGCATGAAGCGCCAAGGCTGGGACTACGATTTTTTTATCCAGAATGACAATGTAATAAGCATTTTCGACGAACGTGGTAAACAACTTTAAAATATATGTGACTATGACACTACAAGAAATAAAAGCTGCCTACACTGAATTGCACGACGTTCAGGAGGCATCAAACAAAGCATACGAGAAAAAGGCCGAAGAACTCCGCAAAGCAGCTCTTCGTTATCAGGCTATAGCAGCACGTAAGATGGCCGAAAGTCATCGCACCCGTTCTAAATCATATAAGAACGATATCCACTGGACTTCTCACATCGTTGGACCTATTCTCGAAGAGGTAGAACGTCGTACCGGCATTCACTTTGAACATAGTGGTGGTACTTATGGCCTTCGTTGTGAATATCCGGCTTTTGCTCGCGATGAGAATGGCGAATGTATAGCGTACCTCTGTTTCACACCAGGAGAAAAAGATAGTGTCTTTATTGATACAGGCGAAAAAAAAGGCCACTATCACGATATGAGTATTGGCGCTCTGAATGGTATGGATAATATCGAGGAAGAAGTGACCAGCATTGAAACTGTTATCGAAAATCTCCGCCGCCGTTATCCTGAGCTGCACATCGCTGCATAAATTCATAAATTCATTCATTCATAAATTCATCATATTATGGCAAGGAATTATAAAGTCGAGAATGGCAAGCATTTGAAAGCCATTAGAAGCCCTTATGATGGCCGTGTAGTCGGCTGGATAGATATAACTGATAACTCAAAGAAAAATTCATAAATTCATCAAGTTATGAAAGCAATGGAATCCTATCATTCTGGTACTGTCGGCTTCGATATTCTACACACAGATGTTGTCGAGGTAGAACGTCGTACAATTACGATTAAAACCTATAATGGTAATATCACCAGACCAGGCAACAGAGTCATGCGATGCCGTCACTGTGGAAAGGAATGGGTGGAGTCTATCACAAGCCCCCAGGTTCTTTCTCAGGATGTGCTAAACGAACTCCATGAGTATTTCAGCGATTATACAGAATGTAAACAGAAAAAAGCATAATTAAACCCGCCACAACTATGAACATGTTTTCTTATAACCCCGATTTCTACCCCACCCCGAAAGAAGTCATTGCCCAGATGATGATGGGTGAGGATATTGTAGGCAAAACCATCCTCGAACCCTCTGCCGGTTCTGGCAATATCGTTGACTGGCTCAAAGAGAATGGAGCCAAGGAGGTCATCGCCTGCGAGAATGACCCTACCCTACTTCGCATCCTCAGAGGCAAGTGTGACATCCTGGCTGAAGACTTCCTGACAGTCACCTCCGAGCAGGTCAGCCACTGCGACTATATCGTAATGAACCCGCCCTTCTCTCATGGAGCCGAGCACATCCTTCATGCTTTCGATATTGCCCCCGCTGGCTGTACCATCGTGGCCCTCTGTAATAGCAGCAACTTCGACTCTTGCTATTGTAATAAGACCAAACAGCGCCTCGCCGAGACTATCGATCTCTACGGACAGCGCGAGTCGCTGGGTAACGTCTTCCACACTGCCGACCGTCAGACAGATGTCAACATTGAACTTATCAAGCTATACAAGGAGGGTGCCGGTGCCAGTGAGTTCGACGGTTATATCTTTGAGCAGTACGACTCCGACACTGCTGGCACTCAGGAAGGACTCATGCAGTACAACTTCGTGCGCGATATTGTGAACCGCTACGTCTCTGCTGTCCGCATGTTCGATGAAGTTATGGCTATGTCAAAGCGAATCAATGAGGTGGCCGACTTCTACGACTTCCGCACCGTCACCGACCCTAAGACCGGCGAGACACGCCAGGAGCGTCAGTCCTATGGCGGACTGCCTATCACCTTTGGCGCTCAGACCAAGGGCGAACACCCCACCGCTATCAGCCACCAGCGCTACAAGCGTGAACTGCAGAAGCATTACTGGCATATCATTTTCCAGAAGCTCAATATGGAGAAGTATGCCACCCGTGAACTTCGTGAGCAGATCAACCGCTTCATCGAGTCTCAGAAGTGCGCACCATTTACCATGAAAAACATCTATCGCGTCATCGATATGGTCATCCAAACCAACGGACAGCGAATGCTTACCGCCCTGGAAGAAGCCTTCGACCTCATTTGCTCACTTTCTGCCGAGAACTCCACCGCTGGCGAGAAATGGAAGACCAACGCGAACTATATGGTCAATCGCCGTTTCATCGTTGACTATATCACAGAGGGCTATTTCTATGGCTCCACCCGCCCAACCGTTGACTTCCCTTGTGGTGGCCGTACTGACCGCATGGAGGATGTCTGCAAGGCACTGTGCTATCTCACTGGACGCAATTACGACGAGATAGGCCTCCTCACTCAGGTAGGCCGTGGCCAACAGTGGGGACAGTGGTTCGAGTGGGGCTTCTTCCGCTGCCGTGGATATAAGAAGGGCACCATGCACTTTGAGTTTCTGGACGAAGACGTGTGGGCACGTTTCAATTACGAGGTCGCCGTCCAGAAGTCCAAGACAAAAGGCTGGGACCTCCCAAAGGTCACACCTAAGAAGTCGAAAAAACAAAAAGCCGCCTAACACCTACCTGCCCCCACTGGTTCCCCCAGTGGGGTGCTCTGTTTCGTTTATTGTCAGGCGATTTTATCGCCAAAACAAAAAATTTTCACCCAAAATCAAAATTTTATCGAAAAATATTTGGCAATATCAAATTATATTCGTATCTTTGCACCGACAAATAAAAGTTTAACCGAGGGCATCCCTCACAAAAAACATTTTTCGCTTATGACACTTCAAGAATTTAAGAATGAAGCCGCTCGCCGAGGTCACACCTTCGACAACAGCGACAATGCCTCCCGCGCATGGTCTTGCTCATGGGGCCTTACATGGTGGCGCGATGTATGGTTCTATCGTGAGTACCGTCTGGGTGCTTTTACCTATCGCACTGGCCGCGTCCGCCAGCGTCATCACTCTTACACTAACACCGAGTATCGTATTAACGACTCTGAGGTTTCACAACGTGAGTTCCTGAAGGCTCTCGACACCTTTCAGGCTCCCGCCCTCTCTGCCGATGAGCAGTCCTACATCCAGCAGCAAGAGCAGCTTGCACGTCAGGCTGCAGCCCGTCGTGCTGCCTGGCACCGCTCCCACCCTTCACGCTCTCGCCGTCAGACCTCTTCCGATCATGCCGTGCAACTCACATTCAATTTTGCTGCATGATTTCATCAATTCATCGTTTCATTAAAAACAGAAAACAATTATGAGTACCCGTGGTTATATCATCGTTCAAGTTCGTGAGAGTGCTAAAGGCAAAAGCCTCAGTTTCGACCGCTCTATGCTGTCTCCTGACATCCGCATCCTGGATGATCAGAAATGGAATGGTGACGGCTTCGACCCTCTTACTGAAGATATCTGGAAGACTACCGAAAATATCACATCTGATTACCTCGCTATCTATTGCCAATGCGATAACTATCCGACTGGCACTGGTGCCGAACTGTTGCTGCATTACAATTCCTATGAGCAGGCCCTGAATCTCGTGGCCGGCGGTACTACCGAGCAGGTCGCAAATTCTAAAATCATCTATTGCCAACCGCGTCGCAACTCTTTAGATGAGAATGGTTATGAAGGTGGTAACACTCCCATCCAGTGTGCCATGCCTACCCCTTGCGAGTCCTGGCAGTATCTTTTCTTCAATGGTTGTTGGTATGTGCGCCAGTGGGGAAGCCGCTGGTATCGTCTCGACAAACTGTTGCAACTGGGCGAAGACGCTGATCACGATCTTCCATTCATCACGCAGTACCAGAAGGCGCTCAACCTCCCATATCTTTCGCCAAAACGTGAAGCAGCTCTTCAGCGGTTCCACAACCTATGGCATTCCATGCTCCCTGTTGGTCGTGGTTTGGCCAGTGTCCGTAAATCATAATTTCATCAATTCATTGTTTCATTAAAAAACAGAAAACAATTATGGCAAAATTCAATTTCGGAGTCGTCAGACCATATATGACCGCTGAACAGCGCATGATCAATCAGTATGCCAATGAGTATGAGGGCACCCTTCCCATGTTGAGCCGTCCGCACATTAAACTGAGCCATTACGACACAAAGACGGTTGCTTCAGTCGCCATGCGTGGACTGTCACTGAACGGCTGGACGTGTCAACAGACCTACAAGTGGTGGCAGGACTATCGCCGTTATTATTCGCAGCTCTATCCTGGCTCTTGCTGTCCTGATGTCCTCTGTGGTCCGAAGGTGTTTCAACGGGTGTGGAACACGCTGGCTGAATGGCTGCCCTATCATCTGCCTAAGATTATCAACAGCCGGTGGTACTATATGAACATCACCGACTGGGACGGACGCAGACGCAAGTGGTATTTCGACCGCCCAGACGATGCCACCGCCGTGCATTATTTCTTGCACCATAAAAATTCAGATCACGATATCAACGAATATCATTCCCTCTATTCTGTTACCTGGGACGGTCAGAATTTCGTCAGCCCGAAACGCCTTTCAGTCTCACACAAAGCAGCATAAATTCATTCATTCATAATTTCATCAATTCATCAATTCATGTCACACTATCCCTACACATTCACCCTCTCCACCGCCACCGGCGACCACGGCCACCAGTACCCGCTACTCACCGCCAACGAATACCCCTGGATGAACGTCCAGATTATCCCCACACCCGACTCTCAGCGCTCCCTCATTCTCGAAGCGCTTAACAAACGGGGTGGGGGAGTAGCCACCGTCTCAGGGCGCACCGACTTCGTGGCTATTCAGGCCGGTGGTGGTTCCGATGAGCACCCCACCATCCCCATCACCCGCCAGAACTACCAGCATGTCGCCGCCATTCTCCGCGACTGCCTCCAAGCAGCTGCCGACCACTGGGCCGCCACTCACCCCGTCGAGTAGAGCGCCCAGCGGTTCTCTCGCTGGCCATCTGTCCCGTCTCTTTTAGGGCGATTTTATTGCCAAAACAAAAAATTTTCGCCAAAAATCAAATTTTTCTCGAAAAATATTTGGTAGTATCAAAATATATTCGTATCTTTGCAACGTAAAACATAAACAATATGTATAACCGAGGGTCAGCCCTCACAAATAAACAAAGATTATGAACACTAACAATTCACTTTCACAACTTATGGAAAAAAGAAAATTGTACGTCCTGGCTAACAGCGTTTGGGACGCTAACGACTATCTGAATGGTGCTAATTGCAATCCTCGTTGCACAGATCTCTATCTCTATGCTACCCCAGAACTGGCAGAGCAGAAGGCTATGTCTCTCGATGTTGACGATGATATCTATAACGACTGTACGCTTTACACCGGCGAACTTTCTGACGACGAAATACTCAACCTTACAGGCTATGAGACTATCGACGAGTTTAACGAAGCTCTGGCAGAGCCTTATTCTACTGATGCCCGTGTGAAGAACCTCGGCGAGTTCGAGAAGGGCGAAGTTGCTCAGGCTATCATTGACGACTCTATCGATGAGCGCCCTGTCGAGTGCGCTAACTATGATTTTGAAAAGTCGTTAGAGGGTGCTGTCCTCGTGTTCTGGTCCTGGGAGCGTTATATAGGCTATGCCCGTAAGCTCATCGAAGTGCGACGCGCATACAGCGATGACACCGAGGCTCTTTTGACCAAACAGGACAAAGTATATGCCACACAGTGCGACATCCTCCTGAAGGCTGACGAGGTAGAAGCTGCTGACGATCTCCAAGAGGCTATTCGCGAACGTCTGGAGGATGGATCCTGGAAATGGACTAATCCTGGTTTTATCAACTCTCAGGTTGAAGGCTTCTAATGTTATAGATATTCATCAATTCATACATTCATCAATTCATTAAAACATAAAGTTATGGCCGAAATAATATTCTATGTAAAGAATGGAGATAAGAAATTTCATCCTACAAAACACTTATTCGCAGCTCAACTGGCAAGAGAGTGTATGATTGATGCTGGAGAAGGTGATGCAAGTATGCAGATTATCGGAAGTGACGGGAAAATCTATCCCAATAGTGGTATTTGAACTAAAAAAAAATAGGAGATAAGAATTATGAATAAAGAGATTACAATGGAGTTCGTTGCCGGCATCGTTGCCGACTTCCTGAACGCAGTCAATGAGGGTGAACAGTTCGCCTACGAGAATGCCGTACATACTTTCAAGAATAGCACAGAGCTGAACGATGAGCAGGAGGCTATGCTGAGAAATTCCCTGTACCATTTGGAAATTATGGAAAACAATATCCCTAATGTTGAAACTATGAAGCATATCGTCGGATGTGAGTGTAACGTCATCTTCTGGACGCTTGTAGCCGATTGGCACTGTCTCAACACCCGAACCCTGGGAGATAGTGACGAATACCTGTCACAGAACCCGAAGAACTAACTCCCGTTATAGCACCCCCAGTTATTCACCGTTTCATTAAAAAACAGAAAACAATTATGACACATTCAGATTACATCAACGCCGTTGGCCGCGCCAACTACTACTCCCACATGTACTACGTTGCATCCGCTCCAGTCATCAGCGATGCCGATTTTGATGCCCTCGTTGCTCAGATCGAGCAGTACGAACGCCTCAATCCCTCACACATCCTCCCAGACAGTCCCACCCAGCAGGTAGGCTCCGACCTCAATGGCAATGGCCGTATCGCCCACCGCACACCTATGCTGTCTTGTCAGAAGGCTCAGGACATCGAGAAGGTCGCTTCGTGGATCACTAAGACCAACCAGCGCATGAACGCACTCACCGGCGACAACCACTATACTGGTGGTTACAAGCTCGTGGCTATGTGGAAGTACGACGGCATTTCATGCTCTCTCGTCTATCAGGATGGCCAACTCATCAGCGCTGCCACTCGTGGCGATGGTAGTGTAGGGCAGGACATCACCGCCCACGCCCTCTGCATCCCCTCCATCCCCCAGCAGCTCCGCGAGACGGGTGCCACCTACTCCCTCGCCGGTCGTATCGAGGTCCGTGGCGAAATCGTCTGCAGCAAGCGCAACCTCCACCTCCTTTCCACTCGTTACACCGACTGCCGCACAGCAGCTTCCGCCCTCTGCAACCAGTCAGTGCCCGACGCTATCGACCTCGCCATGCTCGACTTCATCCCCTGGGATGCCTATATCGACAATGCTATCAGCAGTCAGATTCAGTTCTCTTGCACCCCGCTCGGCTACCCCTGGCACAAGTTCGATTTCCTCCACCGCCTTTGCTTCATTCACCGTCCTGACGTATGGACCGCCCACACCCTCGACGATGTTCAGCAGCTCCTGGAGAAACGCGAGGCAGAACGTGCCGCTTTCGACTTCCCCGTTGATGGTATCGTCCTCCGCATCATGCACGACGACTATTTCCGCGCCCTGGGTGCCACCGCACACCACCCTAACGGCTCTATCGCTTTCAAGTTTGCACCCGCTAAGGCCATCACCACCTGCCGCCGCATAGAGGTGACTGTTGGTAAGACTGGCAAGCGCACTCCCGTCGCTTACTTCGACTCTGTGACCCTCCTCGACCGCGAAGTACATTCCGCCTCCCTCTATTCAGAGAAGACAGCCAGCGACCTCGGCATCTATCCTGGTGCCACCATCGAGGTTGGTCTGTCAAACGACATCACCCCCAAGGTCTATCGTGTTATAGCCTCTGCCGGCGCTCCTGTTTCCTCCGTAGGCGATGGCTCTGCCGTCGCTCCCTCTCAGCCGCTCTCGGCTGGGGTAGGGGACAATGTTACGGAAAATAACCCCTTATCTTCCGTCTCTGACGAAGCCCCCGCCGATTGTCCCGTATGTGGCGATACTATCGCCACCGATGACGAAGAGGAAGAAGCCTGGCTCGCCCCCTCTCTCTTCTCTGACGAAGCTCCCGCCTCCGCTGCCCCTGCCGCCTCTGACGAAGAAGCCGCTCCTACCACAGCGCTCGGTGGTTCTCCCACCGAGGACCCTGCCACCCCTCACCATAGCACCACCGCCGCAGTTCTCGCCACTGTCGCCTGTGCTGCAGTCCTCTGTTGCTTTGGTGCAGTAGTCCTGGGTGCTGCCGTCTTCTGTCTGCCCCTCATAGCCGGCACCCTCCGCGTATAGCCACCCTATCAAATCACAAATTTCATCAATTCATCAAATCATCATTCAATGGAAAATCAATTCAACACCGTTCAACCCAACCCCATCTGGGATGGCGAACTCTCACAGTATAGTCAGCACTTCATGTCGGGTATGCAGTTCCACGCACCCTTCATCGTCACCAAGTATCAGCAGCGTTCCGACCTCGGCGACTGCATCATCAGCACCCGTCCGCCTTATATCACTTGCAAGATCCACGGCTTCAAGACAGCAGCAGCTGCCGGACGCACCGACAACCCTAAATTGGTGGCCATGGCCGAACGTGAGGAACAGGCCCGCGCCGAATACCTCCAGCAGCGCCAGCAGGCGTTCCGCAATCGTATCGAGGCCGACCGTCAGGGCATCACCATCCGTCAGCTCATCGAACAGCAGGGACGTGTCTATGACGAAGAACTCGATGAGTCGCGCATCGTCTGCAAGGTGCCTGGCCTTAATGTCTATCTCGAACTCGTAGGCTGCCTCCAGCCGCTTCCTGATGAAGACCCCGAATGGCTCGGCGACAATGGCATCCTCGCCACGCTCGACTCCATGATGCAGTGGGCACAAAACATCTACGACCGCGCCGATCGCCGTGCCCGTGCCTCTCAGTTCTCCGACATCCAGCCCCTTGACTCCTGGATTGACCCTTACGATCCCGACCTCCGTCCCTGGATGCCTCGCAAACGTGGCCTCGGTCATACCTTCATTGACCCCAGCCGTCGCCCCGATCTGCTTCCCTCCA